GTATAGAAGCTAAGCCTGTTCAGGGAATCCCTATAAATAAAATATTCCGCACTTTTGACTCCAATTCCACAGTAAAAATTATCCGAATCTTCTCCTACGCCTCTTTTGTAGAAGAAATCATCATTGCCTGATATGTGAGAACGATTAGGGCCTGTTTCAAGAAATCCTCCTGCATACATTGCAGAGCCGTTTGAGCACTGGCCTGACAAAGGAAGCCCTTCTTGCGAGAAAAGATAGACTTCATCCCCTGACCAGAAATCTTGATTATTTAAAACAAGAGCGTTAATATCGGCCCTGAGGACTGAAGAGCTTACAACAATAGGCAGCGGCGCTTCTCTTCTTAGTCGAACAATTCCATCAATTCCAAGTACCGCCATAGCATTAGAATCCTCCAGTTAAAGGTCCAGAAATCTGGAAACCAACGCTGCAAGAGGTGACCGCACCAACGGAAACGCTGGCAGAAATACTTGTCAAAACTGCAGAACCGCTTAACTGGCTGCCGCCAGCAGAATCCAAAACAAGCTCAATGTTACTCAAAGGTTCTGAAGAATTATTCAAAACATCGTTGAAAAGCGCTGTTGCGCTTGCCTCACCTGGGTCGTACATAATGTCTGCTGTTCCCGTTACACCCCTCAAACCCGAAACGTAGGAACGGTCAAAGGCCCCAATGTTCGTAGTCTCCAACGAGTCTTTTGCAATATTTGCTGACCAAGAGCGCACGCGAGCGACTACAGTCCCCCTCCATCGCAATTGCCCATTACTGCCAGTGCGAACAGCCATGCCTATAAGCCTTTTGATCTATTCTACTCACTGAAGTCAACCATCCAATGTGCCGATTAATTTGACAGTAACTGTTGATCGATCATTGAAAACTGATTGGACTTGAGGAGTTTCTTGCCAACGCCAAGTCACATGGCTTGGGATTTGACTCTGTAAGGCAGCATTCATTCCATCGAAGATTGAAGACGGAAGGGTTAAAGCAGTGCCTGAACCGTATGCAGAGTTAAAACAAACCAAAATCGTTGTTAGCTCTGCATCGTTAGTTGAGAATTCCAAGTCCAAGACAGCATCAAAGGCTTTACTGCCATAAAGCCTGGTCGTTCCAGCCCCGCTTATACTTTTAAAACGCTTGGTTGGGTAATCGCCAACCGTGTAAGTACGCCGAGTCGGTGTAAGTGATGGAAAGAAGACTGCCATTAGTTGATCAGACCCTCCAAGATCCAGTTGCTGTCATTGTCAAAGCCATCGACGATTAGGCTTTCGTCGTTGCTGTTGGTTGGAAAGTGAATAGCTTCAACCTCAATGTTACCGTCTTCATCGAACGAAAGAGATTGAGTTTTGTATGTCTGCACATTCGTGCTTCCACTGTTTATGCAAAACACTGAATTAGAAAAATTCGTTGCACCGCCTTGAACCGACATGGTCGTTTCGGTAATGCTTGTTGACGCACCATCCCAAAGTAATACAGAGTAATTACCGTCAGCCAAAGGTGGCCAAGAAGTAATCGTGCCGTCAGCGGCAATTGCTCCATTCTGCGGTTGATTGAAGGTTGTAGTTTCAAGCCCTAGCTTGAAGACTCCTCCAATATCAAGACTTGCTTGGCTAGGGGTAGTCTTAAATTTGATCGAATGGGTCACAAGCCTGCGAAACTTACATTCCCATTTGCCTCTATCAACTGCGTGCCTTTCGCTTGTGGCAAAATCGCTAATATCAATTGACTCTATAGGAGCAAAATTTTCAACGCCAGCTTCTCTGACTATGACTTCTCTTACGACAGGGAATAAGCCCTTGGACGAGTCTCCAAGATCGGTTCGCTCTTGGCGCCACTTGACGGAAACCCTTGGCGGGATGCGATCCGCAGCGTCAAAATAATTTAACTCAAACGAACCTTCGATAATATTGCCTGAGGTGAAAAGTTGCGTTATTTTTTCTGACCCTTCAAAGTTGGCTACAGGCTGCAAAGCAAATTTGCCATTTCTTATGACAAGGTCTAGAAGAAAATCAGCAGCTCTTTGAGCGCCCCAAGTCCTGAGATTCTGCTTTTCGGTAATAGCGCCATCAAAAAAATACTTTCTTGAATAATTCCAATCTGCCGCCGAATCAAAACTTACTTTATCAATCTGAGCAGAACTCATTATTTTACCAACCCCGTATCTATCGTTCGTAAAGAGATCGTATAGCACGTTGGGGAACATGCTTGTGGAGGTAACGCCTTTGTTAACGTAAACGCTAAATTGCTGAAGGTTTTTTACCTCCTCGCTGCTTTTGATGTTTAGACCTACAATTGCTGAAGCAAAATACTTTGGGACTGTAGAGCTAGTTGAAACGTTGTTCACGTAAACAATTTCATGCTCAGGCTGAGTGGCACTACTTGTAACCTCGTTGTAAATAAAAGCCTCAGCAATTTTCGCGTAAGAATCAACATAGTAAGGGCTGTCTTCTCTGTTATCCGCCAGTTGGTTGCCGTCTTTTGGATAAAAAACTGATACTCCAAAGCTGTCGACACTTCGCGGAATGATTTCTCCAGAGAATTCGATCTGAACTCCACCTTCGTTGATAATTTGAGTATTTTGAACCGCGTAATCCAAAACGGCTAGATCCCCACTAGCCGCGCCGGTCCTTATTTCCCAAGAGGTCAAGGGCTCGATCTTTATTTCGTAACGATTTTCAAAAGTAAAATCTAATTTTATGTAATTGTAGACATCAACACCTGTGGCACCTCTGGTTCCAAAAATAGTTCCTATTTCTGTGAAGAATGCGTTGCTTGAGGCTACTCGGTAGGAGATACGGAAAAAACTATATCTCAGCTCCGGGCCGGTGTAGGTGCCGCTATTAAAATTAACAGGATTAGCGCCATCGGCATCGTCGCCGAGGAAGTTGTCACAAGCCTCTGCATCTATTTGAGAATAAGGCTTACTGTCTCTGAAATTGCAGATACCTGAAACGCTTAACTGCAAGCGACTTTTAAGGCCAATTTCTATCATCCTAGAACCGCGCTCGGTCACGATATTGGCTATAGCACAGCGCATTATATGAGCCGTGCTACTTGCTATTCGAGAGGAGGAATTATCTGCATCGCTCAGAGAGACAAAATCAACTGCGCCTGAGCGAACCACCGTAAATGTTGCGGTCATATCCCGACCTCCACCAGTTGGAGTTTGATCGGCATCGGATAAGAATGGCTGCGCATCCCGATCAGAACAAATAGCTAATGCGCTGCCTATCTTGTAGAGTTGACCAATAGTTATCAATTCGTCGTATTGTTTTTGGCGACCTGCTACCGCCCCGGCAACGTCTCCAGCAGTCGCTTGACCTAAGTTTCCACCCCGCGTGAAACCGTTTGGATAATCGCTTAGGGCACATGTACTTAAAAGCCTATAGCTCAGCTGATCTTTTTCAGCTACTTGAACGCTGTTGCCAGATATTTCTGATCCATTTCTTGCGTAAAGACAAGACTCGCCGGGAAAAATTTTGTCTTGCTTATCACGATTTGCAAGTTCTTGCCAATCAGACTTGCAATTAACTTCATTGTCTGTTCTTACAACAAACTGCCTGCCCGGTCTGAATACAGGGTTTACTCTGTAGCCCAAATTATTGCCAATGAATCCATACACTCCTATTGAGGTTTGAGTAGAAGGTTTTGATGCAAAACAAAAAGAAGGCCGATACCCCCCGTTTACGTTTTTCACTTGGAATACGTCATCTGCGCCTTCATTTTCCGAATTTGCTATATCAGAAAAAGGAGAAGCGCCAGCAATATAGTCACCTGAAGTAATCCGCCCGCCAATGTTGTTGTAATAGATAGACAGCCTTCCTGTTGTCGAAAGACTTAAATCGTAACCGTTTAAAAGATTGTTACCAATAGCAAACTGCTCGTTGTCAAGAATCATTCCAGAAAGCCTGTCATCAATGCTGCTAGATTCGCCCACTAAAAAAATAGCTTTCAGCAGTTGCCCGCCACCGATACTGTAAATTTGACTCCAAAGTAAGTTTGTATTAATTCTAATTCCACCGTAATATTTACCGTCAATTAACTGGCGATTGGCGTAAACAATAGGTATAGTGCTGCCGATCTCGACAACGTTTTGAATAGTGTCAAAACCACTTTTGGCTGTAAACTGATCCCCCCTGACAATAGTCTGCCCGTCTACATTCCTTGTTCTAACGTCAGGAGCTTTTCTTACTTGGGGCTTGGGTGCTAGTAATGCCGACGCAGCAGAAAGAACAAGACCAATCGCCAGGTTGATAGCAATAATCGCAAGCGGAGCAAGAGCAACAGGCTCTCCAGGTCTTAGCTTGCTGTGTAAAATCGCCTGTCGGCAGAAAAAGACATACTGCTCTTCAGACATCCCAGTGATGTCAATAATCTCCCGATCCTGCGGGAGAAGCATGATTCGATTTTTGTTGGGACTTAGCATTATCTCAATGAAATGTTTCCGGTAGAAGGAAGTTCCCCGACGCTTACTTGGGTAAGGACACGCCTTGGGATGTTTGCTTCAATCGCGTCCAAAGGGTTACCCAGTCTTACCTGTAGCCTACTCGTATCATGCTCAAATCCAAGCACTGCATACAGCTCTTCGCTGTAACGGTTTGTCTCAACCAACGTATCTGGGTCAAGCCATACCGTGCGTATCTCCGCAAGCCAACGTTGATCTGATGCTGTTTGAAAAATACTTAAATCCAGTTGATTTACAGCAAAAACAACTGCCGCTGAAATATTGGCAGCCTGTAGGTCCAGGGTCCCGCCACTAAAGCCAAAACCTGCGAATACATAACTTGTGCCTAAATACGTGCGCGACTCGCCTTGGAAAAAGTTCTGGAAGGCATAGCCAGTGTCTGAGCCTTCAAAGTCAACAAGCTTAAGATAAGTACCAATCGCAAGCATCAACCAAGCCCCACTTTTGACCTTGACGCAGGTCGCTGCCTTAGGTCAGAAAAGACTTGGCTACGAGCCTTGCGAGAAGCGGACTCAGAAAGCGCAAGACCTTGCTCAACGGTGAGATATTCCACGTTGTTGATTACGGTGGTGTCCAGCTTAACTCTGATCGGTTCTGACATTTCAGTTGCTTGACGCTCTGCGGCCTTGCGCTCAATCACGCGCTCCATTGACATTGAACTTGACGATACAGCTGCTTGACTTTGAGCAATGGCTTGCTGAGTTGAGTAGTTGTTGCTGATGTAATTGCGGCTCTCGACCATTCCATCTTTACCAAGATCACCAGAGTTTCCAGCGGCACCTAACGGACCACCGCCAGAGATAGCAGCACGACTTGCCGAAAAGACATCGTTTGGAATAATGGTTCCGTTGCCTGAAGGGACCATAAGCTCAGGCCCACGCTCGCCAACGATGTAAGGCGTATTCGCGTTCACTGGACCGCCTGCGGCGCGTTGAGCAATGCCGAAGTTTGGCCCTAAAGTCCCGATCCCACCAACTTCGCCACCACCCGCGCCTAACGGTGTGCTGCCAAGATTAAATCCGCCACCAGGCAGCAACTTAACAACAGTATTCAAAACTGCCATTGTCACCATCTTCGCAATAATCTGCCCCGCCATGTCCAAGAAATAGCTGCCAACACTCTTAAAGAAATCAGCTAATGCCTGCTTCGCACTTGTGGCACCAGTAATTGCATTGGTAAACGACTGTGAGAATGCAGTCCCAATAGCGTTTGCTGCTCCAGTGATTTGGTTGATTGGATTTACTAGATCTTCCAGCTCTGTTTTCAAACTGCGAATGTTTTGGCTCAACCCTTCCGTCAACGTTGGGTCTATTGTTTGGCGATACTGGTCAAGACCTCTGGCTTGCTGCTCAGGCGTTAGGCCAAGCCTTGGATCTGCAAGCTCTTCTTTCTTCCTGTCAAGCAAAATTTTATTGTAATCACTAGACGAAATCAAGCCTAATTCTTTTTGTCTGTCAGTGAACTGCTCCTCAAAAGACTTTCTTTGCTTGTCTAGCTCGGCTGTTATTTCTTTCTCTTTCCCCAGCCTGTCCGCTGAGAGTTCAGCAGTTCTTGCCGATTTTTCCAAGATTGCGCTATTTAGCTTTTGCTGATCACTAAGTTGTTTACGAATGCCTCCCGAAACATCTAGACCTTTCCCTTGCGCCTCAGTAATCTGAATAGCCCTTTGCCTTATTTGCTCTCTCAAAGAATTGATAACTTGATTTACTTTTAACAATTCGCGCTCTTGTGTCAAAGCAAAAACGAGTTCTTTGTTTTCTTGTTTTTGCGCTTCAGCTATCTTGATCCTTAAGGCAACTTCGGCTTT